CAAAGTTTTTTAGTCTTAAGTTTTCGCCCGACAAGCTATCCCTGCTTCTCCTCAAATCAGACTCTGCCACAGTATCTGGTTGTTGAATTATAGAGAAGAAGAGAAGAGAGGTATCATCAGGAAGAATATAATCGCTACCCAAATCAGATCTAGCAGGAATATTGAAAGAAAACTCTACCTCTTCTGACTCAGATAAAGAGGAGGTTATAGTCGCAAAATTCTTGGTAAATCTATCATCAAGGTCCTGAGCCTCTGATACAGTGAATGTTGAGAGACGTTGTGGGTAAGATTGCAATCCGTCAGAGCTTTCTATCTCCGTTGCGAAAGTATTCGTCTGAAAATCTAAAAATCTTTTCTTTTTGGAGTTTACGTTATACAGACCTAAGTTTATTCTATAGACTCCAGATGTTGTAAGACCTTTAATTCTTTCGGAATCTAACTTTACTGTGACTTTTGTATTGGGTCTTACTGGAACAAAGGACGGCTCTGTTAAAGTATAACCGCTAATGTCTAGACCCATTAAAGAGTATGCATCTTTATCTCCAAACCCATTCTGGCTTTCAGAGTCTAGTCTAAATCTATTATTGTATCTGCCAAATTCTGGGTATCTGGAAAGGATGACATCTGTATTGGCTCTAATCGGAGAGCCGTAGTTTTTATCTACAACAGTTCCTACTTGATTTAGAAGGTTAACATCTCCTTGAGACAAGATATCACAGTAGTCCAGATGCGAGAGCTTTACTCCTATTTGGTGCTGTCCTGTATAAGTTGCATCCGAAGAACTTGTTGACTCAGAGTCTATTACCAACAAATACTTTTTCTTTGGCTCCATTCCAGTAAAAGGTATGGTAACGTAAGTTGTTATATCCGTGCTGGTATAAGGAGCCTCTCCTAACGCGACTGGGGCTTTTAGAGTTTTGGTAGGATCGTATAGGACGATTCCAGACGCACCTAGAAGCTCATCTCCAGTCTTTAGTGTGTTCTCTATGGACTCTGCTTTTGAGAATCTAAATGTATCGGATGCAAAAGGAACATCCGTCAAGTATCCGATTCTTATGTTCTTGATATCCGTGTCGGCAAATCCAGAGTCTGATCCTCCTATGAACGTGACTTTATAAACATCGTTTACTTTTGACCCGAGGATATTTGCGAACAAACTAATGTTGTTACTTATTAGTGGCTCTGCATTTCCTTTGGAGTAGGATATTTGATGTCTTGTAGAAGCTGATCCCCATCCAGCGGAACCATTGTCTTTGTCAGAAAAACTGTAGTACGTTCCGTCAGTGAGATTCTGCAACTCTACGAACAAACCTTCAGCACTGGAAGTGGAGAGTCTGCAATCAAAAGAAATCTCAACATACCTATTGAAAGGTCCAGAGTTTGAATTGTTGGTCCCTCCAGCAGGACTAGGCTGAGTAAGCAAGCTGTCTGTAGGAGAGGGAATTGTAAACTTAGTTTCTAGGGCTGCTGCTCCATTGTTGAAGTTTACTAAGTCCGTTGATGATGCATGAAGCCTTACATAGTTATCGCCTATCCAATCTTTGAAAAGAGATACTCGTCCCAAACCACTGACTTCATCTTCCGGGTTTGTAGACTTAGATAGAGGATTATATTGATCCCATCCCGGAATCGTGGCTAGACCGTACTCCTCCGGGTTTATGGTTTCAGTTCCTGATAAAGTCTCATAAACTGAAAAATCTCCGTTATAAACAATATTGGATATTTTAGAGCGACCTACGGGAGGAAAGATAGTGAGAGAAACATTTGAAGCTTTTACGCCGTCGATAACCACCTTACCCTTTTCATACAGGTTATCTGTAGGTAGTTCTAGCTGCAAGGTGTATTCGTATCTTTCTATACTTACTTTAGAAGCTTGACTGTTTAAAGTTTGAAGGTCTAAAGGAAACTGTACGACTCCGTTTTCAAAGGGAAAGGATTTTTTCGTGGGAAGGTCTTGAAACCTTTTAGTAGAAAAGTTGTAGTAATCCTTGTCTGTCCCTTTTGTTCTTATGACTCTGGCGTTTATCCGTGCCTCAGACTCTCCAAAGATTTGAACATTGTTAATATTAAAATCTTCTAGAGGATAATCTACGACTGCGTAATCCTGACCTACTAGAGCCTCTACTGTTAAAGGATTGAAAGTTACTCTAGGGTTTCCTTCGACATACAGAAGACTAGGTTCAATAAAGTTATCTTCCCCGTCAGAATACTTTGGCTGTGGAACACCGTCTAAATCGAGGTCAAAATTTCTAGGATAAGGAAGCTGGTAAATGTACCCAGATACATTTACTAGGGACGATGGATCAAGAATTCTGTGAGATGAAAATTTGCTGAACGCCTCAAAGGGAGGGGAAAAAGCGACTGCTGCTATCTGGTAGTTCTGAACAGCGTCTATGGTGCTTGCATCCGTGAATCCGCTAGGAGCGGGATCATAAGCAAACACCTCTGCGATGGTTTTTCTAGCACCATCTACGACAACCGTATTAGTAGAACTTGCAACCATTATATCTGAAATATTGTGAACCCTTCGAAGTTAGGACCTTGGTTAGATCCTCCGTAATAATCTATATAGTCAAGTCTAGAACCGCCAGAAACCCCAAGACCTAATGTTTCAGCGGTATCTGGGTCTCTAGTCAATGATGAATCTTTGAGACCGTTGAAGAACTCAAACAGTTCTTTGGTCTCGTTGCGGGTGTAATTTTCTCTGGCTTTCTCATATTTTTCGTTTATGAATGAGAAATCAAAGATTTTTATAAAAGGTTTCTCTGCATCTGATTCTAAAGTTCTTTTTTGAAGAATCGGAATAAACTCTACATAGTATTCAGTTTTATCGCTGTGTACGTTCCTGTACTTTGATCCGCCATTAACATATAGGGGCTGTCGTATGGACCTATCAAGCGGACCTCTTTCATTGAGGGTCTGGAACCTAAACTGTATGTCGTTTTCTTCTCCATCAGGAGTTACGGGATGCACGAATACATGATCCTCTCTGTACGCTTCTCCTGGCAGGATCTTTTCCCATCTCCCATTCTTAGAGTATGCGAAAAGATCTCCATCTTCTAGTTTAGAGTAAGCCAATATCCGTATTGCCACAGAGTTGCTAAGACTCTTGGGATCTTCGCATGAGGCTTTAACATTTATTCTGTAGTACTCATCCTTAAAGAGTCTGTTTTGACCGTCCTCTCTCAAGAAGATGTCTTTTAGGTACTCGACTGAGCTTGCGACATTGGTAAATCCAACTTGATAAGCATCATTGACTCCAAACTGTTTCACCTCTGTCTCCCCTTGAGCGGAAACAGGAATACTAAACTGCTTAGTAACTTGGTAAAAATCAGTAATGTTATCGGGAGCCGAGCTTAGGTAAGCAAACGAAGATGTCCATGACCCATCAGAGGAAAGATATAGGTCTTGTGATTGGTTTCGTACAAAGACTTCCAAACCTCCAGAGGCTACTTGCGAGGAAACATCATAAGTTAGTGTATAGTCACTTCCTGGGATGAGACGCTTCATCTCCTGAGTTCTTGCCACGGAAGTGTTAATGTTTCCAGCATTCGTTAGAGATCCTCCCCACCCGGAAGCACCTTGAATCCTAATAGAAGATACGGGAGTCTCAGTTGTAGAGCTTAGATACTCTACGGAAATATTTCCGTGTCCAGTCAGACCAGTCCCAGAGAAATAGGTGGACCTGTTTTGATCCAGCAATTCCCAGTTGTATATCGAAGAAGTAGAGGGGTCTACAAACGAGTCTGGCAGACGAACCAGATCGCCATTTACAACATGGTTTCTGTTGTTCGTCAGAGGATATCTAACTCTCAATAAAGAAGCCAGATCTCCTGCGTTCTCTCTTCCTCCGAATACTGTTACGGATGTCTGTGCAGTTCCTGAAGTATATTTATCGCAAGCTTCTCTAAGCTCGTCTATGGACCTTACGGCTATCTCCGTATTTCTTTCCGGGGCTACTATTTGAACGCCTGAGAAGAACGTCTCGTTGCAATATGCTTCGTCTTGCAAGTAACTTTCTATCTCATGTCTATAGGTTCCGTAACCTGCTTGCTGTATCAATCCTTCATAAATCATGGGGATGAGTTCCCCGTAGTTTGTTCTGAAAGCCTGACCTTTGTAATCTCTTGCCCCTATCGTTCTTTGAAGCTGACCCTCAGATATTGCGATATCCTCAGAGTTTAAGTCTGAGTAAGCTCTGAATGAGCTTGCTGCGGAATCAGCAATAACTCCTGGAGTTTGGATTCTATTGTTATAGAATCCCGGTCCATATGCGTGGTTAAGGATTGACAAAGAGCTTGAATCTAGAGAGAGATTGAATTTTCTTCGGTAATCAGCCCACATCTGGTGGAACTCTGGGCTGAACTGAATTGAAATATAGTCCTTCTCCGAGAAGATTAGTTTAGTAGAATCTTCTAATCCTTGTCTTAGCGTTATGTCGTAGAAGGTTTGCGCTGATCCTACCGACTTAATTCTATACTCAGGAGAAATAGAGCAGGTGTCTAATTCTTTGTATGCCCTTACTGGGAACATTGCGGAGTAATCCACTCCGAGGGCTGACCCTTCAGGGGCTTGCTGAGTTATAACGTTATCTTTTATGATAGGCGAGTTAGAAGTATCATAAATGGAGCTAAGTCCTCCATCCACATCGACAAAACTTTGAGAGTTAAAATCGAAACCTTTGGGAGCAAAATAATCTACCGTTTTAGGTGCTATTATGGCGGAGGTAGAATAAAATGCCATAGACATAGGCATTGATTTACCTTGTCTATCTGGAAGCAGCCTGTCAATAACGTATCTGAAGTTCTTTCTTCGACCAGTGGTTCTTTCTAAGGCAGGTGCGCTACTCCACGTCCAAGAGGAAGGATCTCCGCTTGTCCCAATCCAACCTGAGGTGTTGTAGTTTTGGTTCTGGTTTGTAGACTTGTCATCGAAGAATAGTCTACCTGTAAACTTTAAGCTGTCTCCTTGATCGTCGTAATCATCTGTAAAAACTTCTGGAACGTATAGCCTTGCTACAACGTGTAAAGGAGTATACTCATAAACTACGTTTGCGATGTCCCGTACATCGGAAATCTTAATCCTGTTTGGTCCAGTGAACGTATTGTCTGGGAACTTGACAAAGATGTTTGAAGATCTAGTGTTCCAGTAATCTAGAACGGATAACTCATCGCTGGCTCCGTCTGAAATGACAGAGCTATAGTTTGGAGGTACGTTTGCACTGAAGGTGTAGAATCTGAGGAAGTTATTGTTACCTAGGGTAAGAGACTCAGTTCCCTCTACACCGATAGTTGTTTTATCTATGATATAGTTGATGAGTTCGTCTATGAACTCATCTCGGATATCGAATGCGAAAGAACTGTCTGTGTTACAGTTTCCTTCCAATATTTTTCTAAGTGCATCAAGAACTTGTCTTGTGATCTTAGTTGTTTTATAGAACGTGTGCTTCTCCCAAGGAGGAACGACAACATTAGTGCCTCTATGCTCAAATCCTTTTCCTTGGTTGAGAGCGTAAATGTCAGTCTGCCCATTAACGTCGATGAAGCCAACATCCTTATGGATCTTCTCCATAATCGCATCAACACAGAACCTGATGTTAGTGTCCTGGTCTGGGCTTACGTTTATCCTCAATCCGTCTTTATTTGTCGCCCGTTGTTCTACCAAAAACTCCCTGAGTCTAACAGGGTCTTTACATATTGCTGACTCTGTTTTTAGGGCGTAGTAAATTAGGAACGGCAAATAAGACTCAAATGTATAGTAAACATTTGAAGATGGATCAAACGATGAGACTGATTTAGGGAAGACGTAGGAGAGAGCGTCGGTGAGTGCTTTTCTTGTTCCTTTCGCCTTATAAGTATAGATCGCTTGTCTTAGCTGACCTCTCCAAAGAGTAATGTCCTCGCCTAAGAATCTCCACCCGACTGTACGGGCGAGATAATCAAGGAACTCAATAGGACACTCCTCTACATCGAACAAGTCCTGAAGATCGTCTATTAGTTTGTCTACGTCGTAGAACGCATATCCGATGGCTCGTAAAAACTTGCCCAAAGATCCCGCTTCTGTGAATACGGAAGAAAGGGTTCCGTCATCGTTATACAGAGTGAGGGATTTGCCTACTATGTTGGCATCTTCTTCTCCCGGCTCTAGCCATACTCCAGCGTAAGTCTTTATTCTGTCTAAATCCTGTATGCCTGAGGAATAGGACAGTGCGCTGATATCTGAATCGTCCCGACTCAGCTTCGGAGGAAGGTATCTTTTTAGTGTTGATACGTCCTCTCTGTTTCTCCAGCAGTACTCCAGAAGGACTGAAATACCTTGCTCCTCTGCGAACTCCTCACCGAAGTAAAGGGAGTTAGTGAGAGAGCTAAGAAGCACCGAGGAAAGCTCTGTAGACGCTCCTGCGGCACTAGAAGTGTTGAGTATGTAAGCTAGACCTAGATTGTCTAGAAGTTGCTCATGGGCTTCAGAAGCTGAACTGGCGGGATAGCTAGGGTCTGCTGAAGCTGCTGCTACGAATGAGGTAGAAGGATTGTTTAGGACAATCTGAGGAAATACTGAGTCACGAAGGAACTCAAACGCTGCTCCTGAAGTCTTAAAATCAGAGAAGTTCTTATCGAATCTGCTCAGGACGTATCTCTTGTAATCGTTAGCGGATACTCTAGTCTTTGCGTTAATCGGAACGAAGAACGCCTCTGTTGCTGACGAATCTCTAGCACTTACGTTGAAGAAAACTTCGTGTTCTACGGCAGCCAGAATAATCTTGCCTAAAACCTCGTATGCGATATCACTTTCCGTTCCTGAAACAGAGCGGTCTTCATCCAAATACAAATCAGGTACGAGACGTTTTATTGTCTCGACATAGTTGTACTTAAGAATCTTATCGTCACCTCGGTATGGCATTATACGAACTCAACGTTTAGTGTTAGGTTATTAAGTTGAATGATCTCGTTGTGACTTACAAAGATATCATCCTTATAGTTGTCGATGCGGAAGAATCGGATATTGTTGCTCTGTAGAACGTAGTTTGCTAACTCGTCAATTCTGAGAGTTTGTCCAAAGTCCATGTTATCTATTGACATGAAATCTGTAACTCTTCCGGCAACCTCAGACTTGATGGTATCTTGCAGCGATCTCTTGGATTTGTCCACAAAGACGGTTGCCTTCATGTCAAGGGTTCTTACCAAACCGTCTACAATAGTGATTTCGTCTGTCATCATCTTGAAATCATTCATATAGCCCAACATCTTAGATTTGAAATCAAGGTTTGCGCGTTCAAACTGATTCTCAGAAGACTTCAGCAAAGTATAAATGTCTATCATGTTACCCGCTGCACCATTCTGTCTGTTAACAGCGATAGCCTTGCCTACAGACCCAACAGAGGTGATGTAACTGTTTGCGATGGTAGTGTAATCCTCTCCTGTTACTGCTCTGTACTGAGTTTTGAAGAAGTACGGAGCATATTTCTTGGCGTGTTCTACAGTCTCAACATTTTGTCCGCCTGTTGCCTTAGAAGTACTCTGTATGGTGACTGACACAGAAGATCCCGTAAGATCTGCTGATATGGCTTGAGATATTGTACCGTCTATGATATCTCCCCTGTCTCCACCGCCTGTTCTATAAAATATTGAGTATGCCGTGGAAGCGGTTGGATTCTTTCCTCTTACCCCATCACCAAAAAGAATGTTGACAGAAAAGTCTGAGTTGTATCTCTTCTCAAAGACCAGATCGTTTCCGTCTTTGGCTAGAGCCATACTTTGGATCTCACTGAAAACGCCATCCTCTGCTGAAACGACAATGCTTCCTTCGATGACAGAAGGATCGTTAATTAGCACTGTCTTAGGGTCTTGGGTGGCGGGGAATCTACCAGAGATGGATTTATATTCTCCTTCGACTAGAACTAGTCCACTGAACTGATTTGTCGAATCGCTGTAGTATGTTGAAGCGTCAAGAATAAGGTCTCCAGTGATAGTGTCAAGTAGCTGTGAGATTCCTCCATTGGTTGGCTCTGTCTTAAATAAAGTAAAGGATACGTTGGTGGAATCTCTACCTGAGGTTACTGCAACCTTTCTATTAGCATTAGTAATTGTTAGCTGATCGCTGCTTGAGACAGCAACCCCAGCATCGTTCTTAACAACGGCTGTACACTTGCTTGCGACTGGACCCCGTATCTTTACCCCTAAGATACCCAAAATCTTTGTTAGGTTTTCTCTGGTTTGTACTGTATCGATATAGCTCTCGTTTGCTAGGAAGTCTGCCTTGAGTGAGAGGGTGGCGGCGAGATACGAGAAAAGTTCGGTCATGAAAATACCGAAATCAGACTGGTAGAAGTTATTGTAATCGTCTGGGTAGACAGCCTTCACATAATTCAGCAACGCCTCTTTGTATTCTCCGAAGTCTGCGACAGAGTAGTCAATTAACCCTTTCTTTTCGGACTCCTGAACAGTTCCAAGCTTTTGAAGGTCCGTTTGAACGGTTCCATCAAAAGCAGACGCATTATACCTTACGTTTGCGGCGTTAAAGGGGTTGGTGAAATCTACCATTACGTTGTTAGTACTACTTCAATTTGCTCTTGAGAAGCCGCGTCATCCACAAAAGATAAGTTGATCAGTATGTAAATACCGTTGAACTCCTCGTTCCCTCCAGGGGCGTTTGTTATACTGACATCTCTAATAACCACTCTTGGCTCGTAAAGCCTAGCTGCCTCTCTTATTTCAGCATCCATGCTGTCCTTGAGGGATTGGGTGACGGGTTCAAATAAGTATCTTCTGAGGTTCGTTCCGAAGTTAGGGAACATGACTCGCTCGCCTTTTTGGGTTAGCAAAAGCTGTTTAAACCCAGCATAGATCAAGTCACGGTCAAACTGCTTTGACCAGTCGCCACCTTCAGTTCGGGACAAAGGGAATCGTACACCTACAGTCCGTTGTCTTCTGGATGTAGTTACGAAGTCTAGCTCTGGTGCAAACAGTGAATTAGCCATTATACTTGAATATTCTCAAAGAAGCTTTGGTGGGCTTCGTAGTTTTGAGTAATCTCTGTAGTAGTTAGAGGTCTTGAGTACAACTTGAAGTTTCCAATAAAGCCGTCTAGACCACTTCTAGGGATAACTCTGTTCACTCCTGAGTACTGACTTCCGCCTAGTCCAGGAGAGTGCTGCCCTTGGAAACCTCCCGTGGTTCCATCGACAGTAGTTGTGTAGTAAGTGTCGTTTGTGTTTGATCCCAGGAAACCCAGAGGAGTAGTATTGAACCCAGCATCAGACTCCATCTTTCTTGATCTTGGGACTATATCGGTAAACCCTCCTCCGATAACCCAAGGAGTTAGAAGAGAAAATGCCGGAGCTTCATATGCTCCCTCATGTAGGCTCTCAGTATTTCTTAGGTTATTGTTTACTCCCATACTTCTGGAGTATCTCTCAGAATCCACGGAGGCGGGGCTAGGAACATTTAGAGGCTGACCTGGATTTAGCTTGAAGCAGGTTGATACAGCAGAGGTTGCCAGTTGCTCACCGTTTATATAAGCGGTTATTTTGTCCTTTTTGTAATCAACAGACAAAGCAAGGTGATGGAACCCAGAACTCACATCTCCGATTGTTTTTCCTTTCGATGTTGTGGCATCCATCCCAATGATGAAGCCAAGCTCTGTGTGTGAGGACTTGGGATCGTATGGATTGGAGGGGATCTCGGCTAGTGCAACAGAGTCTCCGAAAGTTCCGTCTTCCTTGTTTTGGGATACGGTAGGCAAAACACAAAGCTGGAGAGTGTCATCATCGCTCTTGTCCCTGTAACCGAAAATCAATCCGTGGACTTTAGAGAAGTCTCTTTCGGTGGTAACGTTTCCGTTGCCGTCAAACTTGTTGGGGCAAGCGGTGATTGGAGCATCCGAATCCTTTGCTCTGCCAGCCCCCGTGTTCTCACATCCCATGAACAACCTGTATCTGTGTGAGGTTGTCATATCTGATAAGACATTCGGAACGTAAGTGAAGAAGTCTACCGTAAAGCCGTCTGGGTTATAAGTAAGGTTGTCGATGGCTTGTGTTCTAGGATCTAGCTCACCGTCAGTCACATTGTTCTTGAGTCTGGCGTACCCTCCGTTCGTGAGGGCATCGTACCAAGGCTCAGGTGAGTATAGCTCGGAAGCCTTCACCAGAGTTCCTCCTAGCTTCGCAATGCTCACACCGCTTGGGAATATGTCCGTGGCACTTGCTGCCACTAGCTTCGCGTCTAAGAAGCTGTAAGAGGTTGATCTATTATCCAGCTTGTACGAAGTGGAAGAAGCGTCTTCTACGTCTGCTTTCAGGAAATTTAGACAGGCTACCAAACCATCTGTTATAACCGTATCGTCAAGGTTCTTAATGCTGGCAGTTGTAGAGGAGGCATTTGAGTCGGAGGACTTTACAAACTCTGTTCCAGGCTCGTCAACGACTGAGAACTGATCGACATAGACAGTCCCTCCTTCTAGGGAAGTGATGATCTTGGGAGGCAAAGGCTTGATTATACCTTCGACGTCGGCAGCGTGAACTAAGTTATCAGTTTGGTAGTCCAGGTTTGGCACAAGACCAGATCCTCTCAAGAAGCTGAAGTCGTTTACTGGAACATACTCAAGGATATCGTATAGCTTTGCTTCAGCACCGTTACTGAATGTAGCAGTGTTATCAGTGAGGATTGTCCAACCAACAGGGACTCCTTCCGCATCAATCACCTCACCTCTATTGATGATGTACCCTTGACCTAAAGGAAAAGATGTATCGGTCAAAGTATACCCGCCGAACAATCCGGCTAGTTGTAGCTGCTTCTTTCTCTTCTTTATTTTCTTGTCGTAGGTGGCAGCTATTGCGTTTGCGTTCTGTCTGTAGTTTAAGACTAAGGCACTAGAAGCATCGTAACCTTGATCTAAAAGATCGGTGACATTTGCAGACACATCGCTTATCTGCTTCTCCTTATCCCCGATGAATGATTGGACGATCTTGTCATTATCATAAAGGTACTCTACAACATCGTTAGTCTCAGTGTAGTTATCAGAGAACACCGTGTTTGAAAACTCATTGATATCCTTTGTTACAACGATACCTTTACCGCCTTTATTGGGGTCGTACTCAAGTTTCCAATTAGAAGCCAATGCTTCCTGAACTGCTACATCTGGGATGCCTCCATTTATGGAATCATAATACAGACCATCTTTGGAGAGGATGAACTTTCCGTCTGTAGAGATGGGAGGACCGAAGACGAGATCGAATAGTTTCTCATCCTTTGGATCTACTTGAAGTCTTAGCTGCGCTCTTCTAGCGTCTTGTGCAGCCTGACCAGCGAAGAACGGCTCTACGATCTGAGTTTCTACAAACTGCTTATAATCCTCAATCTCTCTTGAGGTGTCTGGGTCTAATTCTGCTATTCCGTCGAGGGCTTCCTTAACATCTTCCCGCGTGTAATCTATCGTTGGTTCCGGGGCGGTTCCGTTGGCTCTATCCGCGAGTGCTTTGTTAATGTTTCTTTGGTCTCTGGTAAGTCTTGCTACGACAGCGAGGATTCTATTTTTTGCCGCACTAAGCACGATTATGGTCGCAGCCGCCCTTACTGCTTTGGCTACTGCATCTAGATCCAGATTAAAGTTAGGAATGTTTAATACGATATCAAGCAGATTCGGGATTGTACCCAAACAGGGGATATCGATAGTCCCTGCTTCGAAGGGATTGCCTATACCAGCATTTTGTAGCGACTGTAAGGCGTCTATATTTCCGGCGAGGAAATCGTTTGTTTTATCGAAGAACGAGTTTCTTTCAGCTTCAAGAAGATCTATTTGAGCATCTAAAGAGATAAGCTCCCCTTCCAAAGGATCTATAGCCTTAGCTAATAAATTATTAACTACGGTTAGAGAAGCGGAAGACAAAAGCTTGATAAAGCATATAGATAGTTGTGCTTGTTGCTCTTCTCCAAAGCTAAGGTCTACAATTTCATCGAAGTCTGCCATTTTTAATTATTTATAGTACAATTACGGGTCTGCCATTTACGGTTAGTCCATTCGCTACTTGAACAGTCGCTACACCCGTACCAGTTATTGGATTGACTTGGACAGGTATTGTATTGGGAGTGACAGCACCTGGAGAAATGATGTCTAAAGGAACAGTGCTAGTTATGGGAACCGTCGTAGTGATGCCAGCGCAAGCTATAGCCCCAGTAAAGGTTGCTAAGGGGGTAGTGAAAGTCATGAGAGGAGATAGGAAATCTATCCCCGTAAGAGAAAAGCTTTGATATGATGTGGATGGGAAAAGAGGGATGTCGAAATCTGTCGGGTTAGGTAGACCTATCCCCAAGCTCAAACTTGGGTTTAAGTCGGGAATAACTGGCAAAAGTTTAAACGGTCTGAATCCTGTGGAAGCGACCATTCCCGGCATTGGAGAGTTTCCAGGAGTTATAGCAGACCCAAAAGTTGCTTTGGTCTTCCCCAGTATTTGGGTGTCTCCTCCCAAAGCATACAATTTTGTGTTACCCGTAGAATGGTTTCCTACTTCTACTTCCCCTAACGCTCTTGGGTTTTCTGCCTTAAGTGAGACAAGACCTCCTTCTGAGTGAACTTGCACGCCGTTCTTGGCGAAAAGTTCCGCTGCCCTCTTGGAAGAATCTATCACCAACCTATTTCCGAGAGAGTCTACGATAATGATTTTGTTTCCGGCATACTCGATGTTCGGACCAGCGTTAGGGTTTCTAGGGTTTGTGAATGAGAACGGTTGTGCTGGGCTCTGAGTATTCGATAACCCGTCATCTAGAATAATCTTCTTACCAGTAGAAGACTCCAGCTTTGCATAGTTATGACTTGTCTTTTCAGTGATCTTCTCCGCAAACTCCAGAAGGTGTCCCTTTGGGCTTTTGAACAGATACCTCTCTGGGTAATCATTCTCCTGATAGGTTGCCTCTGGATCTGGATTACCGTGATTTACCTTGGTGGTTGTTTCGCTAACGGTTCCGTAAGTTTCTCCTGGGACTGGCTTCCTGGGCTTATCTGAGTTGTTGTTTCTGTGAGGAGTTGTGATGGTTGTTCTTTCCGTTACCGTTCCGGGCATATATGGAGCGGCGAACCAGAAATACTTTTTACTTCCGTCGTGAACATCAGCTTGCATGACAAGGACGTTCGTTCCTTTTCCGGGGATTGCGAAGAAGCCATAGTCAGATCCACCGAAAGGGGATGCGTAACCAACAGTCATGGGTTGATTACCGTTCAGATCGGGATGCTGAACTGATATACTTCCAGACTTCATAGAGTCTGATGTTTCCACTACTTTACAGCAATACAGATGCATTATTTAAACGCGGTAAATTCTACCGATGCTAGAACGTCCCTTTGAAGCTCAAAAGAGGTCGTGTATCCATCTGTTGAGTTTGCTTGGTGAGTATATCCTAAGATCCTGTAAACCCCGGAAGACCAGTGATACTTTCTTTCTACTCCGTCATCATCAATGCTTCCTCTCGGATTTGATACAAAAAGAAGAACTCTTCTGAATCTTACGTCCTTAAAAGAAGATGAGATCTCAGGTATTCCTAAAGTTTTTATAGAAACATTTAAAATATAGTTTAAATATACTTCGTCCAAGAGTGACCTCTTTTTCAAGAAGTAGCCAATGCCTCCCTTTTCCTGGTTAAAAATTGAAGGCTTAAAGGCTATGCTTGTCCTTGGAATCTTCTTAGATTTTATAATTCCGCTGTCAAACTCAAACGCCAAATGTGAGGAATCTTCTTCTGGGATAGAAGAGAATAACATATTTCTCACTGATTCGCTCTCTACTGCTGTGAGCATGCGTTCTACATTCTCGGCAATTGTTTTGGCTCCTCCGGGAATAACGCCAGAGTCCGATACTTTCTTATTGCTTGCGATAAATAGTTTTGCTGTTTCTAAAAACTCTTTTAAAGATAGTTGATTCTCATTATATCTTTGAGCCGCAAAAACCAAATCAAAACGCTCAGGCGTGCCACCCAATACGAGCGCGGATACCAAGAAATCATCTTTTACCAAACCAGAATCAGTAAACACGTTACGGATATCTTGCAAAGATTGGATCATGGACCCAGCCATAACTATAGGAATCTTGATGTCAGAGTTTATGGACATATCAGAGACAATAGAGTCATCAAAACCTACAGTCAGTTTTAGGACTCCATTAGTACCTAACTCAACTCCTTGAATCTCTGGAACTCCATCGTATAACTGTGGAAAGGAGTTTATCTCTCCTAACTCGACGGTGTTTTCATCCCCTGATGATTCTCTAAAGAGATCATCTAGTTCTTTGTCAGAACCTATAATGAACAGATGTTTATCATCTTGAATAGACTCTTTTTGTAACTGTAATAGTACTTTATTTTTTTCTTCTTCTGAAAGTTCACTTACGGGAATAGACTCTACCGTAAGAAGCTCGTCTTTTTCTTGTGCGGCGGCTAGTATGACCTCGTTGATCTTACTTATTAGACCGTCTAGAACTAATCTGTAATCCAAGGTTGAGGTTTTAGATAGTTGTATGTACGCTTGTTTTCTTACCTCTTCTTGTCCTGCTTCTTGATTGCTATCATCGTTAGACGGAGTATTTGAAGGTATCCCTTGTAAAGCTCTTTCGATTATTGCTCCAATGAGCAAATAGTCTCTATCATAGTCTTTCAGTACAATAGTCGGATTGTCCAAACCGGAACCTTTTGTATTGAAGAATCTGTCAGTAGTCTCTAAACCTATTCCGCTTGGAGGTGCTGTGTTTTTACTGGTTACTAAATTAGGAACGGTACATTTTGATTTCAATCCTTCCGGCAAGAACACATATCTCCTTCCTACGAGTAATTCAACATTCTCTCTGGTCTGCGAAAATAAATCTCCTACCGTAAAGCCAGTGTCCGTCTCAACTCCAAAACCCGTTTTTATAGGTATTGAAAAAATATCAGATACTTCTCTATTTTGGGATATTGCCTCATAAACATCAGACAGCAGACATACATGATCGCTCCCATCTAATGCGCTGTAAACTCTAGACCCTTCATTTAAAATGAAGTCATCGTTAGAAGTAAAAGTTTCATACAGGTTAATCCTTGGATCTAGTTCACCTAGCGTATTCCCATCGTCATTAATCTTTACGTCCGTATTTTTGTTTCCCGTGCTTATAGTTTTGGTGTTTATCGTGACAGGCATTCCGAGAGATCTACCTAAGATCTCCCAAGCCTGTTGTTTATATGGGGTGACAGAGACACCTCCTTCTAAGCCAACTAAAATATCGTTATCTTGTAGTTCTTGAGCTTTCAGACGAATTACCAAATCATCGTATATTCTATCAAGCTTCTCCATAACAGAAGCAGCTTTGATGTAAGGGAAAACATCGCCTCTGTACTGAGCCAGGAAGTCTTTCAGAAGAACTGGTATAACCTCTGAAGGTCTGAGAATATCTACGCTGGCACTTTCGGGGAAGTCTAACGGAGTGTCAGGAAGAGTGCCTGTTCCAGCCTCCTTGTACAAACCTTTCTTGACCACAATCTGAACTGGTCCGGGTCTTTTATCATCCTGTATTTCATTAAAAGATATTGAATCCAGAAGCGTGAAAGATATCACTCTTTCGTTGCTTGCCGTAAGCGAGTAATTAACGCTTCCTAAAATTCCTGCTCTCGGAGTTGACATGGACTCCGTAGTGTACCCCCAACTAAAATAAAACTTTATATTGCCTATGGAAGGATTACTAATAGTGATATTAGGATTGTCCTTAGCGTAAATTAGGTTATACAGGGATAGAAGTTGTTTCTCTGCTTGCTCGCTAGGATTAATGAGAGTAAATGTAGCTTGATACTTACCATTGCCAAAAGAATACTCAAAATCTATAAGAGTATTCTCAAGGTCAAAGGGGTCTGTGTAGCGAGGGTCTCCAAAAGTTTTGATTTCGTCAAGAGAAGAAGACAGCAACACAAACGCAGGTTTATTATCTACATAAGCCTCCATTACGATATACTAGGGATTTTTATTATCTTTCCTACAGTCAAATCTTCTTCAGGATCTGAAATATTATTTGCTAACATAATTAACCACCAATAAGCCGCCGTCCCGTAAGCCGCGTAAGAGATAAGATCTGGTCTAGCTTCAAATTGCAGAGACACCTGAGCTAACCTGCCTTGGACATTAGGTAGATTTTGAACGAATACGTTGTAACGATCAGAAGATGTTACATCTTTGATCTCTTTTCCTTTGTGGATCACTCTATTCGATCCTTGTAGGTTGTATCGTGACTTATCTGAATAGGCAGCCATTATCTAATACCTTTAAAGAGTGTGTCCCACCCTTGGAGTGGTGTGTCGTTGTCAGGTCCGTGTAGAAGACCCTTGTCTTGTCTGAACTCCTCAAGAGTCAGGTCGATGGTAATCACCCTACTGAATAGTGATGCATGATCCATTCCATTAGCGTAGTCAAAATTGATTCTATAATCTTTAACGATCACAGGCATATCGTTATAAACGATACCCATGTTTAGGCGACCTACGGGAGGACCAAATTTTTCCAATGATTGAACAGTGCCTATAACGGAACTTCTGGCAACGTTCAACATATACTCAATAATGTGAGTAAGCTCTACATGATATTCGTTGAAAAGGACTTGAGCATTGAAGTAGAACTGATTATCAGCCCCCTTTAACTGAACGTTTCTATGGGAAGGCATTCTAGGACCATCGCCGGGATTATTATCTCCATCGGTCCTGATTATAGTTTCAGATAATCCTACAAGTTTACCGCTCCTAGATACGACCGTTCCATTACCTGCGTACTTAGGGTTTGGTGCAGGACCTATTCCTCCACCCCCCATGCCTGACTGCTTTTTTAGAAGCTCGGAGACTTGTCGTTTTATAGCTTGCAAATCTAGGCTTTCTTCAGGGGTTAAGATAGCCGGATTATTCAAGTAGTTTCCTAAAAACTGGGCTATATGCGGAAGGGTGTAAGTTAGCTTAAGATTTATCCTTCTTGGACCCGACCCCGTATAAAGCCTAACTGGTTCATTTCTCAAGAAGACGTTTGTGTTGGCGTAGTTTGCCGTGCGTCTCTCAGTTATTTGAGGATTCTCAAAGAATGGAAGTTTTCTGGTTATGGAATTGTTTTCAGGAAGTTTCAGTTCGATAGGCGGACCTCCGAAGAACTGAGACAGAGTAGAAATAGGGGCTGCAACAACCCCTGTGACTTTTCCTATGTTTTCGTTATGCTCTTTCATGTATTCGGGGTAAGTGAATCGAATAAATCCTCTTTCCTCTAGAGCGTGTTCAAACTTAGGAGCCCCAAAACTATTCTGCAAACCAGCATCATCCAGCACAACATCGCTGCCGTCTGGTAGAAAAGGATTCAAGACGTTATAAAGTAACGAACCCCCTGAATCTCCTACTAATTCTTTAAAAAATGCCATTTTTTAATCTGATACGCACAGGCATCACTATTCTCCGACTCCCACTATACGTACATAGTCTGGGTCTAGCCTTATTTGGGCAGCCCTTAGTTGATTCTGAGTGTATATTCCAGCTTTCACTGCTTGACTCGCAGCAGCCATACCCTGTTTTTCGATCAAAACAACAAGCTGCTGTAATAACTTCTCACTTTCTTCCCGAGATCGTTGGGCTTCTAGTTCTCGTAGTCTTTTGTCTATTAGTTCTTGTTCTCTTGTCATAAGTTCTTGAATTAGTCCTTCGAGGTATATCTTGTTAATCTGTTTTTGCTCCTCTTCTTCTTTTTCCCATTCTGCTTGAGATTTGTGAATAGGTCCCAGTGCAATACCTAAAGCAGTATCAATAGACCGTGAGTAACCGCCCATGTCTTGGACAAAATCGTCTACAGACACTGCAAAATCTTTAATGGACGTCACAGTCTCCTTCACAAACGTTTTCGTGATATCTGCAATACCTTTAAAGGTCGCCACAGTCTGATCCACAATCGTTTCCGTGACATCAATAATATTTGCCGTTAGTTTTCCGAATCCGTCTCCTTCGATAAACGTTCTAATGTTTTGTCCTAAGGCTCTGAAGTTTTCTTCCGTAGCTCCTATGGCATTTAGGAATTGATCTCCAAAGCCAGATAGTTTCTCAGCGAACGCTTCACTTCCTCCAGTAAGACCTTCAAAGAAAGTGAACAATCTATCCTGCAAATTAAACACGAGTCTGTTGAACGCCTCTGTAAGATCTCTACTTCTTTGAGATCTTCTCCCTTCTTCGGCAGCCTGTTCGTTCAAAGCCTCAAATCCCATATTGCTGGATTCAAGAATCTTCTCCGAGATCAACAGGTCTTGAGCGGTGAACCCAGTAAGTTTCGTAAACTCACCAAGCAATCTTGGGTCTGCATTTGGACCTCCGACTCCAAACTGTTCTGCGAGAGTTACAGCAGCTTGAGCAACATCTGTGATGGCGGCTAGAGTGGCTTGAGTATCACCTCCAGCGGCAACTCTACCAACAGCACCAGGATCTACACCAAGGAGGGCTAGTCTTGCAAAACTATCTTGTGTGGTTCCTGTTACCTTTGAAAGTATTGTCTGAATACCTCCAATAGCGGTAGGACCAATGCTACCAGCCAATGTAGTCGCAGCGTCTGAGAATGATTTAAATGCGTCTCCTCGGAACTGGACAGATACGTTTGCAAGAGTCTGCTGAAGACCCTTTACCAGTTCTGCGAACTTATCTCCAGCAATGTTAAACTGCCTTCCCGCACCGACAACTGCCTCAGTAAACGCAATACTTGCCTCGGCATTAAGACCGAAGACTTGTTGAGTAGTTGCTAGGATCTCTGAGAAAGCACCGACATTCAGACCCAACCTACTGATATCCGTTATCAGTTCTAGGTTGGCGGAATTACCAGCTACCCCAACATTAAGGGATTGCTTGAAAATCCCCGTCGCTTCTTTAAAGCTTGCACCAGTATCTTTAAACTGGTCAATGAAAGCACCTCTGGAGATGAGATCGTCTCTGCCAGTTTGAGCAGCAACCCGATTTATGTCCTCAAAACTTTTTCTAAACTCTCCGAGAGCATTGACAGTTTTGCCAAGCTCATTTACAAGCTCTGTTATGTTGCCGAGAATAGCCATAAATTATCTGAAGGTTCTAAAGTCTTTATCGTCTACTACACCGTCTAGGTTGAAGTCTAGGTTCAGGATGAAATCCTCTGGGTCAATGACTGAAAATCTTCTAATCTTTCTGGTGTCATATACCCTGTAGTTTTGCTTGGTTAGCTGAGTTATTCTTAGTGCTGCTTCTAAAGGGATTATCGGTACATTCTTAAACCTCTCAACCAGTGTAGTAGCCAAGGAAGGAGACAAAGTATCTAGTAGTAATCCAGCTATATAGGTTTCTCCTTTAGCTTTGCTGGGGATTGGCTTCTTGAAACCTAGAGAATGTTGCTGAAATTTAGGGTATTTAAACCTTAGGCTGGGGGAACCTCTCCTTTCAACCAGCAAGATTATGGGAAATTGATCTTCAGATTTAGCCCCTCGGTAGTAGAAAGTGTATACCGGGGATATACCCTCAGTAGGGTCTACTTTTCTGATTTTTCTAAGGACTTTGCTTTTTTGAAGGATGTTAGCTTTTATCTCCTTAGCGATGCCTACAAGTTTTCTTATCATAAATCTCTTATATTATGTATATAGTCAGACTGTAATCAGGGCGGGTGGGGGGATATAAATATTGGAATACAATACTGAAGTTTACGAGTTTTTAGATCAGGTATCTTATGCTTTAAGCCTAAAATTTAAAGATAAGCATAAGCACGTTTTCTCTAGTCATTTTATTGAGTTATTTCAGGAAAAGCTACTTAATGCTTTTGAGTACCAAAAACCTATACAAAAAAAGGTCTTAGTGAAGTTTCTCACCAAGACCCATAAGTATTCTGACGCTGTAGTTCAGAGGTTTTTTGAGGTAATAGATATTACTCTTTATTATCCTTTGATTTATGATTAGCGATAGCTTCCTCTAGGAGGCTCTTCTTGCCTGTGAAGGCTGGACAGATATCTCTATATCCGCACCAATCGCAGAACTTGTTTTTCTCCGCTGGGAACTGGTGCTTCTTCCTCTTCCTGATGTCCCAGATCTTCCTATCCAGGCTGTTGTTCAGATACCCGTTGACCACGGAAGCCGGATAGACGATACTAACGAACTTGTCTAGGTGCGGATAATAATGCCCTAGAGTGATATTTGACGGGCTGACATCGTACAGCTTGCTGATTGCTGCTGCGTACATGATAAGCTGATCGTCTGTGTATAGCTGACGTTTTGTTAGAGGTCTTTTGCTGGTTTTGTAGTCGATGACCAGATATTTTCCCTCAGGACTTCTCAGCACACGGTCTATAATACCATTGAGTTCGTAGGACTTGTGTTCAACTCCGAACACTAGCTCCTTTCCGACTGTCTCAGCGGTCAGAGCCTTGTTCCAGTTAAAGAAGTTTTCGACACTTTCGTCAATCAACTTTTCTTTTTCTTTTCCGAACTTGTACTTGTCTCTGAGGTCTTTGGCTAGATCCTTTAGCTCTTCTAGAGTTTCTAGCTCAGAACCATGCTCAAAGATTTCGTGAATGTAAGTTCCGAATTGAAGAGCGTCGGTGTTAGTTGAGTCATTGTAATCGTCTGGCAGACGGTCGATATATTTTAGTTTATACTTTAACTTGCAATCTTTGTAGACTTTAATTTTTGACGGGGATACCCTATTTATGAACATTTCGATGCCTCCTGAGTATATCAAAGACTACCTGTACGGTAGATTTGAGGATTATAAGGAAACTGAATATGAGTTCATGGTCAACTCCCCCTTCTTTGATGACTACAAATTCAAGCTCTCCATCAACAAGGAGACTGGTCTCTGGCAGGACTTTGTGAGCGGCAGAAAGGGGAACTTTGTATCCTTCGTAGCAGCGTTTGAGGGCATCGGATACAAAGAAGCCCAGAAGATGATCTTCGGAGAGATCAGAGGTCACATCCTCAGTGACATGGAGAGGCTTTGCCAGAAAGGGATCTATAGCGACTATGCAAGAAGTGCTAAGGTCAAGCCTCAGGTCAGTCTGCACAAGAAGATTGTAGAGGGCTACGGTCTCAAGGAAATAGACGTGTCCAGTATTGTGACTGATCCTTTGGCGTATAAGAGTTGCATGGAGCTACGTTCCAGAGGAATCCCATACGAGGGGATGATGTACGCTACATCTGGTAGGTTTTACGGTAGATTGATTATACCTACACAAGATGTAGGATCTGAGTTCACAAACTTCTCTGCCAAGGACATGACTGGTAAGTTTGGCATGAAGTATTTGAACTTCTCCGAGAAGTATGCTCTAGAGGATCTCGGCACGGATGTCTCCGGCTCTCTGGACAAGGTGACAAGAATAAACCCCGGAGAAAAGATTGCTGTCTTGACTGAATCAAGTCTGGACGCTCTCTCTTGTTTCTACTCCTTGGGTCCCTTCTCCTTCTACGCTCTAAACGGGGCTTCCATGAGTTCTGACCTGAAGGAGGAACTAAGCAAGTATGCCAAGGTGTATGTATTCCCAGACCTCGATGCTCCCGGAATCCGAGCAGCAGAATCCATAGCGAAACAGCTATCAAATGTTTACGTTCTTGACCGAGAAGGAATACAGAGAATCTCTAAGACAGGCGGAAAAGATCTCGGAGACTTGTTGAAGACCCTGGACGATCCAAAGAAAAGGGCTGTTATCCGATACTTTTTTGACAAGCGGTTTGAACCTTATTCCAGATCTTGGTCTGCTATGGCTAAACTGTCTACCTTACAATAACCTTGAATCTAGGACTGTAGATGGTTTCGTTCAAGACGGTCATCTTGAGTTGCACTTCGTACACTCCAGTTGGCGGACCAAAGTTCACATCAGAAGACGCAGTTGTCTTGAGCGCAGCAGTATCCCAGTTGTAGAGAACTGTGTCTGCTGAATCTGTGGTCAGGACAGAGCTTGTTGAGCTAAACTCTTGTACAACATAACGAGAAGACAAGTGAGGCTCATCGTTCAGTTTCGTTATCTTGAGGGCTGCATCGGATATAATCGACTCCCTAAAGTTATTCTTGAATGAGAAATCTTGGTTTCGATTATTAATGGTAAACATATTTTGGAAGGTTAGGTTTACCTTAGAGTCCAACTCGATGTAGCTGTTGACTAGCTTCGTGGTAGCGGTTATCCCTAGAGGCTCTGTAGAAACGTAGATCTTATCCTGATAAAGGGAAAATCTGTTGATATAGGTTGTATATGAAGCCCCGTTTGAGTTCTTTACAGTCCAGATATCGAAGTAGTTACCAGCAGCACTTGCTCCGTTAGCGATGACTCCACCATTAGAGTCTGTAGAACTAGCGTCTGGACCAAGAACACAAGCGTAGTGTCCAGTTCCTACCTTATAGATCCCGCTAAGGGATGATATAGAACCGTCAAAACCCGTTACGTTAAACGAAGAGTCAGTGGTCTCTGGTGCATCGTTTTTAAATACGAATAGTGCTTGATTTTCGTAAGCAGACGCAACTAGACCGTATCGGGTTGAGGTTGCGCTTCCGTCTATTAATAGCTCTGGATTTCCGTTGGTGACATAGGTGAGTTCTTCACTTGTGGCTGTAGTGTCGCTAAAGACGTATACTGCGGAAATCTGGTAAGGATCGGTATATGATCCATTGTTAATGTAAAATAGCTCCAACATCGCCTTGTTTTCTACGGTTGGGCGATTGAAGCGTGGAACTACATCTACGTTATTAAGTTGAGCCATGTCATATTATTTACTAGTGATCTTTTCCATGGCTTTCTTTTCTCTTTCCTTTTCCGCTTTGAACATATCTAAATATGCGTATCTCTCGATTCTGGACATCTGCCCGACCGACTGCATATCAAAACCTACATGGTGGACCAGAGCGTAGCTTTCGCTAAGAAGACCCTCTGAAACGGTCATTCTTAGCTCGCGGAGAAAAAATGCTCGTTGATGGCTAGAACAGTTCTGTTCTCTTTGTCACACGCCTTGCAGCGGTATACAATAACCTTCTCAAATCCTAGCTCAGAGTTATAGACCTCTTTCCGCAGAACGTCAACATCTCTAACGGTGGTCTTTCTCAGGAATGCGTGGATTACTGATTGATCGGTTTCTCCATCAATGTCTACGACGAATCTGGAAAGGTTATCCATTCTCTTTTCTAGACTGCCGATGAAGATCTCTTCGCTGACGGTAGGCATTCTAAAGGTTGCTCGTACTTTTGAGTCTGGAAGTGTTACCGTATGATTTTGATCTTCTGGGGCGTAGTTGACGGGCAAGGATGATAGCTGTAGCCTTAGAGTGTTTGAGGCTTTGCAGTTCTCGCATTTACCTTCCAGAGGATAAGTGCTTCCGTATGAGATCTCTCTGATCTTGTAGAGCATATAGTCCTTGTCTACGATAGCCATAGAATCAATATCTATTCCATCAACACATCCGTTCAAGGTGTACTTGATTACTTGCTCGCTTTCGTCCTGAGACAAGGTGAAAGCGGTCTTGATGTTCTTCTCGTCATTGAAGGTTAGAGGTCTGATTTTAACATCTGCTCCAGTAGGAAGCTTGATCTCTACCCACTCCATCTGTGGTACGTTTTTTAGCAGACGCTCTAGCTTGGCTTCAATTTCGTTAGGTGCATTATCCATAATAATTTATGATATCTCGACTATAATAGTTCGTGATTAAAATAATTCTAGGGAATATTTTCTCTAAAATTGAGACTAGTGATACTAAGCTGATATCCGCGTTGGTCAAGAAATACACGCGAAGACCACCTGGATACCAGTACACTCCTCAGTATAAATATAGAGGAGATGCGGGAGATAAGTCTTTTGTAGACAAACAGGGTAACTTTGGTACTGGTCTAAGGCACAGTATTTACAAGGACTTAAACCATCTTGGACTAGAGTTTGAGGTGGACGATAATAGAGACAAGCCCGTCCTGGAAACAGAGGACTTAGAAGGTATTGAGTTGAGAGAGTACCAGCAAGCCTTGGTTGAGCTTGCCTTGGAGAAAAGAGGCTGTATAGTGAAGGCTCCTACGGGAGCAGGAAAAACATTCATAATGGCATCTATTCTTTCCTCTTTAAAGGACAAGACTGGAGTAATCTTCTTTACCCGCAAACAGCTTCTCATCCAGACCTACGAGACTCTAAAAGGTTTGGGGTTTGATGTGGGAGTTTGTTTTGGCGATGGAGTGGATATCAAACCAATCACTTTATGCACTGCCCAAAGTGTGGACAAGATTCTTGACACCCACGTCAAAGAGAGTGACTTTATTTTGTTTGACGAAGTTCATGAGTTCTCTAAGGGCAAAGTCACCTCTGCAATCACAAGGTCCTTTCCAAAAGCATCGGTTAGGATAGGGTTTACTGCTACTCCTCCAACCAACGAATACCAGCTTCTCAATCTAGTATCGTTTCTAGGACCCGTTGTTTCTGAAGTAGACGTATCTACACTTGTGGACAAAGGGTTCTTATCGCAAGCAGAGATCACAATGTTTGATCTGGGCGATGATCCAGATAACGATGATTACTATAAGTCCTATCAAGAGATTTATTCGGAGTACATTACAAACGGAGAGAAAAGAAACGAAGTAATTAGAAAGATAGCTCAGAAGTCCTGCGACTCTGGTGGAAAGGTTCTGATTCTAGTTCAAAGCCTGTCCCATGCCGACGAACTTTCTAAGATCCTTCCAGACTCCTTAGTTCTGCAAGGCAAGGACGATATCTCCAAAAGAAAGAAAACAATAAAAGAGTTTACTAAGAAAGGAGGATCGATACTAATCGGCACTGTTATCATGCAGACTGGTATTGATATCCCAGAGATCACTCACTTTATAAATGCCAGAGGACTGAAATCAGACATAGCCACCATACAAGCTATGGGAAGGAGTCTTAGAATCCATGATAGCAAGAGCAAGGTGTTCATTTATGATTTCTACGACAACAAGCCAATACTTAGAACTCACGCAAAAAAGAGATTAAGGTCTTACAAGAAACTAGGATTTAAGGTAAATAAAGTATGCTATCAGACGACGAAATCAAAACAAAAATAACTCTTCTTACGCAAGCGCAGAAGGACGAGTTTGATTTCCTCTCTTCAGAGATAAAAAGTCTCGGAGAGGAAAGTGAGGTTAATTGGAAGGCAATAAAAAAGCTGGTCGATGTTATCGACCAGCTAGGCATGATTCAAAGAGATTTGACTGAAACTTATATTAGCCTACTTAAACAGGGCTATCAAGATATAGACGGTTAGCGTTCTTCTTCAGAAGCTTCGTCATCCTCTTCTTCAGTAACAGCGTCTTTCATTTTATCGAGATCTAGACCTTCAAGAGCATCTACGAACTCAGATACCATGGACTTGAGCTTTTCGTCATCTACAGGCTCTTCCATTGGAGCATCTTCTTCGCTGTCTTGAACATCCTCCTCTTCGGCAGCCTCTTCTTCTTGCTGCTCTACCTCTTCCTCTTCAGCGGCTTCATTCATGGCTTTTCCAATAGCCTTTCTGCGCTTCTTGAGGTACTTGTCTGAGGAATCAACGTCTCCGTCGTTATCGACATCTTCGTCTTCTTCTCCGACAGGATCTAGGTCCTCGTCTTCTTTTTTGTCTTCTTTCTTTTTCTTATCCTCTTCCTTCTTTTTCTTATCCTCTTCCTTCTTTTTCTTCTTTTCCTCCTCAACGATTTCTTCGCTAAGGTTTTGAAGTGAGAAAGCTTCGGTTAGAAAATCTTCTTCTCCACCTACGCCGATACCAGCTTCGGAGAGACACTCTAGGATAAAGTCATTTACTTCAAGAACTTCGACACCCTTCTTGCCCTTAATGAAGTTTGAGAACTCCTTAAAGGTTTCTGCAAGGACTGGTGAATCAGTTAGCTCTGAAAGAGATTCAAAGAGATCTGAGTGCTGATCTGCTAGCGAACCGAAAGAAGGAACGAACTTTAGGCTGTTAATGTTGATGCCGTACTTTCTGTTGAGACCTTCTACAATTCTTGTCTTAACAGGCTTCTTAATTTCAAAGATAGTAGAGACGAACTCCTTGATGTTCTTCTTTGAAATGTTCTCAGTGCCGTTGATCTCGTAGATTGAAGTTAGAGCGTCAGAGATGTTACCCTTGCTCGCCAAGGCAAGATAAGGGATCTCCTGAATAGCTTCCATGACCATCTTGTGAATGGTGTCCTCGTCTGAGAAAATGCATGAAGCTAGATCTGACATTGCAGTGTGAGAAGCCCAGATATCAGAGAAGTTCTTCTTTGATTCCATGATCTCTCTGCTGATTAACTCTTGACGGCAAACCATTTCGTAAAGATCAGTAGAGTCGTTTGAAGTGGCAGTGAATGACTTGCCTACGATACTCTCATAATCTTCCTTTGGAGCGTTTGTAGTCTTTTGGATAGCATTGCCAATTCTTACCGCTGTAACAACATCGGTGCTTTCGTGAAGATCTTGGAAAGATGAGTCCATAAACTCAACGATCTTTTCCTTTAGCTCATGTAGTTTGGCAAACTCGGTGGTATCTCTGACAACAGTATCCTCAGTAAATCTTGATAGCTTGTTGTTAAGTTCGTAACGAGTTTCGTTGATTCTGTTTCTCATGCGGAAAGCATCGAGAACTGAGTCGAAGCTCTTGTCTGCCTCGTCAAACTCGGTGTTTGAAAGGTTTTTAACAAACTCAGAAACACCCTCAGAAACAAGGGCATCAATTTTTGAGTCATCAAAGATGTCAGATGCTTCACCAACGGCGACTACATCAATAATAACTTTACCGTTTTCGTTAAGAGAGTAGTCACAGCTTACCAACTTTTGGCTTTCGCTCAGGTAAGTTACGGAGTTATCTGATGAGTCAACATCAAAAATGACTAGATTCTCTCTTAAAACGCGACCAAGATAGTCCCCAGCCTCCGTTAGCTTGATAAAGGATCTATCACGATTCAAGAAAATATCTTTTGTATCCATAGTAATTTTTACGCAGGTTGTTGTTGTTCAGGTTCTCCTCCTGGAGCTTGCTCTTCTGGAGCTTGACCTTGTAGCTCTTGACCCTCGGGTGCTGCCCCAGGAGCCATTCCCCCTCCCATTCCTGCATCCATTGGAGGTTGGGATGCTTGCATGATTTCGGAATCTCGTTGGGCTTGATCTTTCATTCTGTTTCGCATATCGCCAACTTCTGCCTTTGTTAGTCCGAAATAGTTTTCGTATAGGAACTGGTCATCGAACATTTGTAGACCTTTCATTCCTTGTACAATTCTCAGCTTAAACTCATCCAACTCCAGCTTACGCTTTTCATGCATATCTGAAGGTGAGCAAAGAGATACCTTTACTTTTGAGATGCTAATTTCATCGTAGCCTCTAAGTAGCAGGTGTCTGGTTATAATAGTATTGATACCCTTCTCTATGTCCTTCTGAAGTCTATGGACGGCTCTTGAGAACTTAACGTCTAGCTGAGAAAGGTTTGCCTTTCTTTCTGGAGACTTATCCTTTTCTACGATGTAGTCCTTTGGTATTTTAAGAGCGGCTAGAACCTTATCACGGAAGTAACGAACATCGTCAACTTCACCTAGGTTCTCAGCACCACGAAGAGTATCGATTCTGGTTCCTTGTCCGCCCTTGATAGGGACAAAGAAGTCCTCATTTACTGCTAGAGGATTGTGACGCTCGTTGATTGTTCCTGTGTTTGCGTCATAGGTTTGTTGCTTCTTGAATCTTGCCTTTACCTTTTCTAAGAAGTTATCAACCTTTGTGGTAGGCAAGTTGCCAACATCAATGTAAAATACTCTTCTTTCTGGGGCTCTCTCTAAACGATAAATGAGCATGGCATCTTCCATATATCGGAGGTTTTCCCATGCTCTAATTGCGGGTGCTGCAATACTTTTGCCGTAAGGATAAAAGTTTACGTCTGAAGTTCTGCGTCTAAAGTGTACTATCTGGTCCTTGGCAAGTTCTACAACTCTTTCCTTTTGGAGAGAAGGAATTGACTCTGCTTGCTGACCTCCCTTTGTAGGAATCTCTTGAAGGAACTTTTGCAGGTATCCAAAGTTATTTTCTACTCGATAAATGTAGTTTGGGTTTAGAACCTTTAGTCTCCTGATTCCTAGATCTTTGTTATTTAGATCTACGATATTCTCTATGAAGCAATCACCGTACTTAACGACGTTTCTGACAATATCCCAAATTAGGGTATCAAGGTCAGTAACCTCGATTAGATTTTCTATGTCACGTTTTACTAGCTCTGATTCAGTTTTGATTTCAAACGACTCACCTTTGAGGGTTTCTTGGGTGGCATCGTCGGCATAAATATCAAAGGCAGTACTGATTTCAGGAAACATATCCATCTTCTCAAACTGCCTGTATCTTCTCTTTCTAGTTTGCTCTAGTTCTGGCAAACGGTATGAAGATCGAGACACAGAAAGACCGTAGCCGCCTACAGCGTCATTTACAGCGTTAAAAACGTCTCCACCCGCTACTGACTGGGTATCTCCTTCCGGGTCTTCAGGGAGCTTTGGAGGTCTGCCAGGACCTTTCTTCTTTTGCCCTATTTTTGGAAACTTCTTGAAGAATGCAGCAAAAGCACCTACAAAACCAGATCGATTGTTGTAGTTTTGATCGCCTGGGAACTCTGTATAGTTCTCTTCAAGCAGTTCGTCTTTGTCGTTTAGCTCAGAACCCATTTACGATATTCCTTCATTCGGTCGGTTTTGTCCTGGTACTCCGACCTAAATATCTTTTCAGCCAGACTTTCCTGCTCGGCTTCTTTCTTATCTAGAGTGACCGGAGAGTTTTCTAAAATATCTTTTATAGCATAACATCCGAGTGCCAAGCTCATCACCAAGTCATCATTATAGCCTTTTTCAGCTTCAATCTTATTTTCTTTTACGACAAAGGTTCCTAATTCGTCTACTAATCTGTTTGAGTTTACTTTGATTAGGGATCTGCGTAGAGAATCCTCCATGTGAGCAAGGGCTTTTTCCTTTTCAATTTTAGTAGTTTGGATTCCGAACTGCCCTTTGTCATCCATATAGATGTTTTCGTAGGCAAGTTCGTGGAATAGCTCCTCAAACAAGACAATGCCTAAAGCATTCCTCTCGATGATAACGTAGGCTAGGTTATATCTATTTCCTTCTTCGTATATTACCTTTGCTAACTTCTTTACTGAAATAGTGTTAGAGCAAAACTCGGCTACCTGCTCACCAGAATACAAATCGATGATATGAAAAGCCGTGTTATCTCTTCCTCTACCGTATGCCGGATCTACGGACAATGCGTACTGGTGATAGGGCTCTGGATCTTTCCACACTCTGTAAGCTCTGGTGAACTTCTCTGAGAATTCTTCGGAGATGTTGTGGGATAGTTTTCTTAGGGTGTTTCCGTCTACGAAAGTGTCACCTGTTCCCAAGAACTCACACTCATACTCTTGCAGCCATGACCTCTCAGGCATAGAGCTTTTCATAGACTTAGCCCACTCTTCAGTATAGTCAGGATGCTCTTGCCATCGAATATCAATTGCATTGAACTCGTTTTTACCTTGTATGGCATTCTGGTAAAGCTGATAGTACAGGTTAGCTGTGCCGTTTACGGTAGAGATGAGGAAGGCTTTACCGCCCGTTGATACCGTTGGGAACACTGCTTGCCAAAACTCCTCAAAGTCTTTTACGAATGCCGCCTCGTCTACAACGATGATAGAGGCTGATTCTGATCTACCAGCACCCGCTGGTTGAGATTTGATCTTAGAGCCTGTCGATAGTTCTAGTGTGCTTTTGTTCCTTTCTGTAACCTTTGGTTTTAGCCACACGGGTAGTTCATCATACATCTTCACGACACGATTCAAGAATGCTTTGGCTTCTCTATCACCGATTGATACACAAAGGATGTTTCGGTGTCTTTCAAAGATAATCATGTGCAAACTGTACGCTGCCATGATCGTTGTAACCCCAGCCTGACGAAACTTTCTTACGATGTTGAATCTGTGGTTGTGAACCTCGTTTACAATTCTCTGCTGAAATCTAAAAAGTTTAAAAGGTATTCTGCCTTTAACAGGGTGATCTATTTTTACATACCTAGTAATGAAATAGATTGGATCTTCTCTGCACTTTTTTAGCTCTTCAAGAATCTTATCTTTACTTGTCATCTCATGCGTATATATGCTTCAATTCCCTCAAAGACCTCCGAAAACACCGAAATAATAAGACAACTTAGCGATCTAAAGGTTTCAGTTGACCAAGTTGTAGGAGAAAAGGACATCTTCTCTGCACACAAAAGAGGGTTGAAAAACTGTGTAGAATCAGGGGCTAAGGATGACGATGTTCTCATACTTTGCCACGATGACGTGGAGATTATATCGGGCAAAAAGTACTTCATGAAGTGTATGAAGAAGGCATACGAATCTGAGGAGCTACACGGAGTTGCAGGGACAAAGAGGCTGAGAGAAGACGCTATATGGTGGAACTCTATGAAGTTTCCACAAGAAACAGCCGGATGTGTTTTTCATGGTAAAGATTGGGAAGATTGCTTCTGTACTTTTTATGGTAAACCCTCTTATGTGGCTGCAATAGATGGTCTATTCATGTACGCAAAGGTGAGCGTTTGGAAGAGAATCTTTGAATCCATTACAGAGGGAGAAATAAACGGATGGAACTTCTACGATCTCCGCTACTGTATGTCTGCAATAAAAAACGGCATTCCTGTTTATGTATCCGCTTTGCGGTTACTTCACTACTCTATGGGAGAAGTAGGAAATAGGGAAGATTGGCATATAGAAAGAAATAAATTCTTAAAAGATTATAGCCATATGCTTCCTTTAGCCGTTAGAACCAAGCATTAGACCACCGTTCGGACCTCTGAAGAGACCCCCATTAGGACCTTGTAAGGCTCCCTCCTCAACAGCAGGTAAATCAACAGTGTCAGGACCAAGCATTAGACCACCGTTCGGACCTCTGAAGAGACCCCCATTAGGACCTTGTAAGGCTCCCTCCTCAACAGCAGGTAACTCAGGTAAATCAACAGTGTAATATACGTCAGGGCTTGAGAAAACTATTTCTCTAATTTCCGGGTCGTTCTTAGAAGCTATCTTAACAGCATAAGACGTTCCATCAGAAGTAGTTACTGTAAACTGTACATAACTATCCGTTTGTGTCATATCTGATACCGTGCTGGTTTTGTCATACGGTACAGCGATATAAACCATTTGGTTCATACCCGTTAAGAAATCAAACTGATAGTTAGCGTACCAGCTATAGGAGCCCAGCGAGTCCCATCCCCCAGCCTTGTCAATGCTCTTTGGGGCTGTTCCCGGAACTTTTGTTATATCTGAAACGCTTCTTCCGATTTGTAAGGCACTCGCTGTTGTTGGTCCTGCATAAAACAACGTGTGGTCATATCCATCATCATGGTGGAATATCGCACTAAATCCTCCCCCAGCAGAAATTTCGTAACTATCTGATGGAGTGCTATTAAGTCTGAAATAGGATCTTGGTGCTAATTGTTTTGTACCCAAGTCTATATGGTCAACGATGCATAAAACATCATTCGGAAGTTTTAAGTTAGTTCTATAAACTGACTGTAGATCGTTTCGATATCTGCCCCCAGCCTCCAAAGGAATTGAAGACGCATACCATCGAGTATGTTCTCCTGCAACGAATACGTTGCCACTTGAATCTTTTGTCATGGGAATCAAATTCCCTTTTACATTACCTTCTATTAGTTCGTTTCTGTCAACACCTACTTCTTCTTCAGACAGAAAGTTATTCCAACACCCAGCCTGTTGCTGCTCTTCGATACCTTCAAACGCAGACAAGGCTGATAAATCCCAAACACCAGATATCTGTGCATCGGTGTATTTAAATTTCAAAGGAGCAGGAGGAAGGAATGTTATTGCATTGTTGGCGGAGGTTCTCTTAGGTCTTTCATATAGTCCTCCGTCAATAAATCTAATTCCGCTAGGCAGGTATACAAAATTTCCTTGGTCCGCCTTTTCGTGAGAAATGACAGGTCTATCCAAAAGATAGTTTCCGCTTTTCCACAAGCTCCAAGCATATTGCCCTGCTGGATCACTGGATTTGAATGCTGTCTGCGTAGCTCCCGAAGTCCAATTTTCCTTATAAACTCCCACTCCCATGTCCGTGAAGTTTTCTATATCGGGGAGTGAAATGCTAGATGTAGGTATATCTGGATCTTTCCATAAAAAGTCTAAGCACAATATACCAGTGTTGGGGTTTCCTTGTTGGCTAACGTTAGGGTTTGCCCACAAAGAATCTCGGATGGTTCCTATAGCCCCGTCTCCAGTTAGCTGCTGTAAGTAAGACAGTATATGTTGTGGTCCTCTTCCGACTACTCCGTCCTGATCACTAAACCCGACTATGTTGTAAAAATTGGGAGTATACAAATACATATACATCTTGTATATGTTTTGTAGCCAGTAACCAGAGGTAAAATCTTCATACCCGTTTTGTTGCAAAGCCTTAACACTTTGCAATAAAGCGTGAAGAGAATAAGACATATAGAAAAGGTTTTCTGGATCTGATCCAGACCCCTTTCCATTTCTAAGTTCAAAACACCTAGAAGTATTCGCTCTAGCCATTTCTACAAACTCTAATGCACTAGCACTATTGTTTATTTTGTGTAGAACTAAACCAGCACAAAGAACGGAATTCCAAAATACTTGGTTAATATTACTTGTTATGCCCTTGATCCATTCTCTAGATCCGGGAAGGTCTTCTGTACCACTTACTATAGTATCGTTAAATACAGAAAGCTGTCTTTCCATTGCGGAAACCATATTGCTTCGCAAAGGCTCTGATATTTGATCATAGAACAAATCTAAGTAGACAGCAAATCCTGTGAGGATATGAGAAGCAGCTAAACCCTGATTATGGAATGTGTACACTCCTTGCCCAGCCAAGCTTGGGTCTTGTATCTCTGTTGGACCCCACGCTGAGTAATCAACCAATCGAGAAACTACAGTATTGCAATAACCGCTGAATGCTGCCGCACTCGTTTCATTGTCGGTAAACTTCGCTGCAAAAGCTGCGTTGAAAAGTCTGTCCCCGTAGTTTCTCCATGTTCCTCCAGCCGTTGGAGCATCTTCCTCATTAGCCTCAGGATACCTGTTGTTAACAAAATCTGCTTCTGCTCCAGCAGCACTTCTACCAAACTCTGTAGAAAGACTTCCTGCTGCTAAAGCTCTTAATGTATCCACATCTGTGCTATCAAAGAACAGAGTGGGAAGCTGAACTGTACTAACTGGCTTTGGAACTTCTGGACCACCTCCTATAGATCCCTCGATTTCCCTGAGTAAGGATTGAGATTCTCTTAGGAGTTTGGCTGACGCTACAATATGATAAACTCCGTAGTTATCAAATCTGTCTTCTTGTACTTCGTAAACTTCGTATAAGAAGTTTTGAAATACGGGGTGGATAATGTCCCCAGGTTGAAGAGGTCTGCCAAGTACGGTTTCGATGTAATCTTTGTTGAATGTAAAGAACTGATCGTTTTCTAACTGAATACCAAACTCAGTTAGGTTCTCTTGGATCATTGTTGGGTCGTAGTGACCTATGACATACTTCTTTGAGTAAATCTTTTTCTTACGATCTTCACCGTATAGATCGTTGCTTGCCGTCTCTTCTCTTTCGTACTTATAGACGGTCATTTTAGAACCGCCTAGAGCAATGATCTCTTGATCAATAGCGTTAAATAGACCTATGTCAGGATTGTTCTCATCGAACATCCTGAGAGGACTGTCACCCATATCGTTACCGTCATCGGTTTGTCTAAAGGGGTTCCAGTTCTTTCTGCGGTCTATCTCGCTCATTTATTAATAAGTTCCCATCTGATCAGCATACTCTTCTGCGGTTTGAGGTTTTCGTTGCTGTTCTTTTGGCTTTGTCTTTGGCTTTAGCTTATTGTTTGGCTTTGGCTTTAGTTCATTTTCCTTATTAAACTCTTCTGCGGTTTGAGCCCCTTGTGGCGGTTTTTTTGGCTCTGGCTTATTGGTTTGTGGTTTATTGGTTTGTGACCCGGACTGGGTTTGTGCTTTTCCAAGTTTATCCGCGACACTTTGTGCGATGGCTTCGACTTCTTCCCCTCTTCTTTTGTTATCTCTTCTACGTCCACGATCTAATTTATTTCCTAGTTTTCTGATATCTCTTCCGATTCCTCTTGAGATTCCTCTTACGGTTCCTCCTCTACGTCTAAAACCTACTTTAGTTCCTAGTTTTCTGACATCTCCCGAAGCTCCAGCCTCGACACCCTTTCTAACAGCCTTTGCTGCAATAGCCGGTGCTGCTGTCAAAGCGTTAGCTCCTAGTTTAAGAGCCCCGACTCCAGCTTTCAGCCCTCCTTTCACCCCTTTGTATCCTAGTTTAAGAGCCCCAACAGCTAGAGGAAGCAACTCGTCAAGCTGCTCCTCTCCTTCTTCTTTGGAGGGAGTGTTTAAAAGTATTCTTATATCTTTGTTACTCATTACTTCATAAATTGGAAAACTGATACTAACGATGCCAAAATTCCAGCTAATGCTCCTATAAGACCAGCCTTTGCCTGTATAGAAACAACTTTCTTGTCGATTCTATTTATACAGTCTTGAAGCTGATCCATCTTTGCAGAAAGCTTTTCTTCTGACTCTCTGACTGCTTGATCAAGTCTTTCTAGATCGTGCAAAACTAGTTTTCGGTATTCGTTCCAAGAATTTTCGTCAGACATAGGGAGAAAGGTGTCTTTGTTTGTTTTCGGTAATGCCATACTACGAACTGTAATATAAGGTTACTTACCTCAACCGCGTTTCTTTAATTTGGTTTGGGAAAGTCGCTTAAATCTCTTCTTCATTCCAGCCATGCGGTTTCCTAGAGATTCTTCAGCCAATTCAGGGTCACCGAAAGCCATGAGCTGTCCTACTTGTTCTGGGGGAACGCCTCTTGCTGCTGCTCGTATTTTAGCCTTCCTTTTTGGGGCAACGCCTTTTGCTGCTGCTCGTATTTTAGCCTTCCTTTTTGGGGCAACGCCTTTTGCTGTGATTTTGAATTTAACTTTAGGCATACAAAGTATCTAGATACCTCGCCAAAATTAGACCAAGAATCTATTGAGAACGGCTGTTATAATATATGGATCTTAGAGTAAGTGATGAGGACTTTTTTACCGACGAGGACACCTGTGATGACCCAAATCACAACCACGCTGAGTGTGACTATCCTTGTCCAACTTGCGGGTATGCTCCTCACATAAGTGTTGAAAGCAAAGAGCGTAACGGTTACGAATGCGTCTACTGCTCTAAGGATATGAACAATGGATGATGTACCCCCAACTATTGCTGGACCGATCTATTTCCACGGAAAAAGATACGAGACTTATGAGGAGTACAAAGTAGCCAGAGATAGGCTAAAAAGTAGCGCGGTAGAACACCCATCGCACTACAATGAACATCCGTCTGGAGTTGAGTGCTTGGACATCATTCGTCACATGAACTTCAACCTAGGAAATGTCATCAAGTATGTCTGGAGAGCAGATCTAAAAGAAGATGCCATCCAAGATCTAGAGAAAGCAGTTTTTTACCTACAAGACGAGATAAAAAGACGTAAAAATAAGTAACAAGCCATAAATAAGGTATGGCTCGTAATATAATCAAAGTACACCTTTCTGAAGACCTCAGAAAGTGGGTATCTGAGAAATGGGTTGATATAGGAGCCCCTGATGGAAAAGGGGGCTTCAAGCCATGTGGTAGATCCAAGGGAGAAAAGCGTAAAGGCTATCCCAAGTGTGTCCCATCGGCAAAGGCTAGATCCATGTCCAAAGGACAAAGAAGATCAGCCGTAAAAAGAAAGAGAGCCGCAGGTAATCCAGGCGGCAAACCTACCATGGTAGCCACCTTCTCAAAGAGAGGTAAAAAGAAATGAGACTAATCGAAAAGAAACTTTGTCCTAAGGGTAAGGCTGCTGCTAAAAGAAAGTTTTCAGTATACCCTTCTGCCTATGCGAATATGTATGCCTCCGCTGTTTGCAGTGGAAAGGTAAAGCCAGGAGGAAAGAAGAAGGAGAAGGTAAACGAAAGCGCAAAAGAGGATTACAAGAAAGCCGACTCAAACAGAAGAGCACAGGCTACCTTTAATCGGGTTATGCCGAATGAAATGGGAAGCGAACTAGACACAGCAGTCAACAAGCATAGCTTTGCGAGAGGTTACGGACAGAGTTCCAGGCAACCCAAAAAGGTCAGGGGAGCAAAGAAGAAACCTTCCAATCTTACTAGGGTTCCTCAGAATGCTACTCCTGCAAAGAATAGGGCTCAAAAAGAGACTCAAAAAGAGAAAGAGAAAAAGCTTATGAACCTCGCTTTAAACGACGAAGAAAAATACCGTAAGAGAACTGGTAAACCACAAATGCCAGCAGCCCTCAGAAGGAGAAGATGAGATTTTTATTAATACCCGTATTGCTGCTTGCTTCATGCTCACTGATCCCGTTTAGTTCTGGAGGAAGTGACGTGGGAAAGCAGGAGACCACCACCACTCAGACGCTAGTAGAAGCTTTGCCGGAAGCGGTGAACGCTCTGTCTGGTCTGGTGGAGACTCTGATTATTACGGGGATCATAGCCTCTCTGATGTTCAGGTCAGTGAGGATGGCGGTAGCAGCGATGTTGGTAGCGTTCTACAACAGGATCGAGAGTTGGTTCCGGGGTTCATCGCAGCCTCCTTCCTCCTAATCGGCTTACTCATTATTTTATACAACGACAAAAAGAGAAACTTTTATGGATAATCTCTACACACTTATTACCGAACGTAAAGGCGTAATGCCCAAGATGAAAATGGGCGTTCACAAGTCCCGTGAAGGTGGACTTACCAAGAAAGGTGTAGATGCTTATAGACGAGCGAACCCTGGCTCCAAGCTCAAGACCGCCGTTACTACAAAGCCTTCCAAGTTGAAGAAAGGTTCAAAGGCAGCTAAAAGAAGAAAGTCCTTCTGCTCTAGAATGAAGGGTATGAAGAAGAGATTAACTAGCGCGAAAACGGCGCGTGACCCCGATTCAAGGATCAATAAGAGTCTGCGTAAATGGAACTGCTAGTCTAAATAAAGTATGTCACTTATCAGAGCGTTAAACCCTCTTACATACTTTGATCTTCTAATGCGCTTATGGAAAAAGCGTGAGTCCACTCCAAAGAAAGAGAAACAGGTTTTTCTTGGGGCAATGCTCCATGTAGAATCCCTTCAGAATAGTGAAGCTCGTAGGTCACTACTGAAGACTAAGTTCGACGGTTACCTAGACGGTAACGCAATGAAGTGGATGAACCTTTTGGATAAAACCAAAAGTGGCTACGAAGACTACGACTTTTCCAAAGCAGAGCAAATGCTGAAGTTTGCTGAGGCCAATGGAAAACGGACTATGCTTCACACGCTGTTGTGGGCTAAACCGTCATTCTTCCCTGTCAAACGTGGCTATCCGATTACTGATCGGACTGCTCGTATCAAAGCAAACACAAAGCACATCTCTAAAGTAGTCGGTCACTTCCGTGGTAGGTTTGACTACATTCAAGTCTGGAATGAGCCTCTAGAACCCAAAGGCAAGGCTCTAAAGACTTTCCCAGGTGTTGAAGACATCACTTGGGAAGAGATCGGAATCAACCTTCGTCAAGCAAAGACGATGGACCCACAAGCTAAGGTTGGTATCAACGACTACAACATCGAGGATTACCAACGCTACCAAGTAAAAGTTAATAACTACGTAGAAGCTATCAAGTGGCTTAAAGAAAACGGCTATCCGATTGATTTTATTGGATGCCAAGCTCACATCCGTGCTGAAGAAGACGTAAAAGAAAGCGCGCTCCGCGATGCATTTAAAGCTCTGAAAAGTACAGGAGTAGAAGTTCTAATTACAGAACTAGATATTTCCATTGCAGGTTTGACAGGTATGACTCAGGCAGAAAAACTCCAAAAACAAGCAGAACTAGCTGGGAGAATTTACCGAGCAGCAAAAGCAGAAGGAGTTAAAGAAATCTGGACCTGGGGTTTGGATGACGCTGAATCCTGGCTTTACGCTAAGAATGAAACGGAATTTCCAGAAGAAGCACCGCTAATGTTCGGACCTAACCAAGAACGCAAGCCTTGGTGTAAAAAGGTCAAAGAACTTGGACACGGCTACGAAGCTTGGTAACCTATATAAGATATGGCACTTAGCGGAGCATTTAACCAATCTACATATGGCTGGCCTCAGAGAGAATCTCCTGAGGTATTAAGAAATAACCAATACGCTGAAAGCGCGTTCTTTAGTGGAGCAGCCGCTGATTTTAGTGCTGTAGGTACGTCTGCACTACTAGACGATCTATCAGGTGTAGAAGGTTATCACTACATCATTTGGGGATGGCAGTCGGTCTATATACGAAATACTGGATCTAGCTTTAAGCACGTTACCCTAGAGATGAAAGATGACACTGGAAAGGGGGAGGGACTCATCCACGGTGTTTCAAACAATGTAACAAATACTATGTTGCCCCAACCTCTTAGATTCCCTACAGGATCGGCGATCAACTACGAAGTCATAGACAGTAACATAGACGGCTCTGATACGGTTTATGGCGAAGTATATTACAGCTTGATTAAGCACGTTGACGGTTCGTAACAATGTCTGAGAACCCTCCTAAGAAGGAAAGCGACGAATATTACATAGAGAACGGTTTAATTGTTTACACCGAAGTCTCACACCTAAGACGGGGATATTGTTGTAAGAGCGGTTGCCGCCACTGTCCATATAAAAAAAGCAGCGAGAACTAACTCGCTGCTTTTTCTGTTTAGGTATCTCATTTATGTTCTGCTTGAAACTTTACTTAAACTAGCTTTGATTGCGCTTTTTACTCCTTTTTTGCCTTTATGCCTTCTCACACTTTTTAGAAAATCTACATCGTTTTTTCTTCCAATCATACGCATTTCTTCAGCACCCCGTATTCTCTTTGCCCTCTGTTCTGGGCTAACACTTGGGTGATGTAGTCCTTCGGGCTTTGTAGAACTTTTACGTTCTTCGTCGTATTTGTTCATCTTCTCCGTAAGCAGTGTGTATAAGTTTTTCATGCTAATTTATATACCGGAAGAGTAAAAATTTTTTGGAATTTTTTTTGAAAACGGGGGTTGGAGCCGGGTTTGAACTTGAGTGGAAATTTGGTTTGAAATTTTTTTTGAATTTAGTTTAGGCTGATTTTAAGATAGGAGTGTAAGTTGCGCCCCTTACAAGCCCCCCATGTTGTTCTTTTCGCGATATTTTCCGGGGGCTTTTTAGTTCAGCCCGAAACACTCCCTGCCGATATAGTAGTATGCTGACCATCGCTCAGATCCTCACCCTCTGCCTCCTGCAAGTGCCGGGACAGAATGCCATTCTCAAGAAGGACGGACAGGCTGCTGCTGCTGATTTCAGGGATGCCGTAGAGGTAAACATTCGCCCAGGATGCCGTCCCTTGCTGGCTCCTATCGTGGCTGCTATTCGATACGCCGAGAACGGTAGAAAGGGGCGGGAGTTCGGGGTGCTGCATCCTCGCTGCCCGGACACTTATAGAGGTCAGGCGGGTTGGTGTGCCGCAACTGTTCAGAAGAACTATGACCGCTGGGTTGCAGCGGGTAAGAAGGGGGATTTCCTTTCCTTCCTCGCCTCCAAATATGCTCCCGTGGGTGTGGACAATGACCCCAATAACCTGAATGTTCATTGGTATAAAAATGTCCGCTTTTATGTTGGCAAGTTCGGTGGTAAGCTGTAGAATAGAAGCATGGAAAAAACAACCTGGAAAGACCTCATCGAATCCGCCGCTCAGGGCGAGCCTGTGGTCGCTTGCACTTTGTCGGAGGAGGAAATGAATAGGGAGTTTGACAGGGGTTACGGGCTCCCGCAAGGGACGCCATTTACGGCTTGGACCAAGACTAGGGTTCTCTTCCCTGTTTGCTACGACGGTGCAGAGTGGGTAGGTTCAGCCCCCAGAAATCCTAGCGACGAAGTCACCGAGCATCAAGGTTCCTGGTAACTCCTAAGTCCTTTCCCCTTACGGGGTTAGGGCTAGGGAGCCCCCGCCCCTCGGCTGCCATTTTGGCAGGGTATAGGGGAAAAAGAACTTACGACTATTTGAAATATTCCCTAGAAAAGACTTGCATTCTACGGAAAGTATGGTATAATGTTAGCATGAAAGAAAAGAAAGAAACGAAGACCATGACCGATAAGCATGGCGTCACTTGGACTATCGAACACAACCCTACCAAGTTCTTCGAAGATAGCCATATCGGCTACTCCGATACCCCTAACGCTGGTGTGTCCATGCCGCACTATACCGTGCTTTTCACTCGCTCAGGTGCTTTGCGTTGGCAAAAGCGTATGGTGAAAGAAGCAAATAATCGCTAGAAAGTACTTGCAATATGCCGAGAAGAGTGTATAATAGAAGCATGAAAGAAAACAAAGCATTCACCGTCTACTGCATGATCGATATCGATGCTCCCGAAGCACTGTTTACTGGCACTTGGGATGAATGCGAAGCCTTTATCGAAAAGGACCGTACTTCCTTCGGTCGTAACATCCTGCGAAAGTTCTACGCTATTCGCTAAAAAAGACTTGCAATCCCTCAAAGATACGGTACAATAGTAGCATGAACAAGAACCTCAAGAAGCACCTCTCCTGGAAAAATGGCTTCATCGCTCTTAGCCTCCTGGTGTTCTCGGAAGCCTTGTCCTGCGTGTGTCTCGCCGTAGCTAGGGTGTTCTTGGTGGTCGCTGATGTCCTCGGAAATATCCCGGATATCGTGTAAAGCCTAGCCCATAGAATGCCGATAAAAAAGCACTTGCAATCCTCCAAGAAAGCTGTATAATAGAACCCATGAAGATCATCGCCTACGCCGCTTGGGATAGCGAGTTCAACCTCGTCAAGTTCGACACCGAAGCAGAAGCCATCGAGTTCTGCGGTGATCCTGACCGTGTGATCCCTATCATCGAGACCGAGGAGATCGTCATTGAGAAGGAGTAAAGAAATGGATAAGTCCAAGAAAGAACTGCTGGAGGAAATGTTCCCCGAAGTGGCTGCTGCTCTGAGGGCTATCTTCTACGCTGGTGCTCCTATCTCCTCCCGAGTTATGAGCTTCGATGTGATGATTTGGGAGTGTGCCTATTGCGGCGAAGAGAACGGTCATGATGATGACTGCGCGTATAAGATGGCAGAAAACGCTTACGAAGATTTGGACTAAGCCTCTAGCCCCTGCCAAAATGGCAGGGCTCCGGCGGCGGGTTACAACCCTCCTGCCTTGTAAAGATGTACCTCGGTTTTTGGATTTTATTATTGCAGGGGACGAAAGTGGGCGTATAATGTAGGCATGAGAAACGA